TTATTTATTTATCTCTTCCATTATTGTATCTATTTTATCTATGTCGAGACTGTAGCAACGGATATTGCCTAAAGTTTTTTTGATTATTAAACCGTAATCGGACAGGGTGTTTAACCTGTTTGTAACTGTACTTCTGCTTAATTTCATAACATCCATTAGTTCCTTTGTGCTTATTCCGCTTTCGGAAAACAAACTTGCCTGAATAAGCAAAAAATACAGATTACTATATTTTTCGTCGGCGCCTTTAGGCAGAAAGATAATGCACTTTCTGTAATGTGTCAGTTGCTCTAATCTTTTCTCCAAAGCGTACACCAACTTGTGCAACGAATCATCAATAATATCGGTAAACATAATTATAAAAGGAGTTAAATCTCCCTTGTTTTTCGGGTCATTACACACCTTGAATGCCTTGTAGTAATCGTTTATGTTCTCTTTAATAGAATAAGACATTCTGTAACCGATAATTGATTCAAATTCTTTTGACAACAAGTAACTGCTGATGAAACGGGATGTTCTTCCGTTGCCGTCATAGAAAGGATGAATGTAACCAAAGAGGTAATGAAAAATTGATATTCTGAAAACACACTCAATGCTTTTGTCATTAAGTATTGCCAACGCTTTATTCATACACTCTATAATTTTTTCTTCGGGATTAACTCCTCTGTGAAGTTCTTTTTGCGTTGCACTGAGGACGCTTGTTGAATCTTTTCTGAAGATTTTACCGTCAGGCAAATCAGACGGGTTATCTTCTTCAATTTCAAAATATACTAAATCATTGTACAGGTTGCGGATATCTTCGCAAGTGTCAAAGGACATAGTTTCATTTTTTTGCAACATAAGATATTTTTGCACAAGCCCCATAAAACGCTTCCCGTGGCTCTTTGTTTCCAGTTCTGACAAGACACTGTTAATTTCTCTTCTTGAGCTGTAAACACCTTCAATATCATTTGTCTTTACAATTTCATCAACCAAACATCTGATAGCGAAATGGTCAATTGCTTTTTCGGGTAATGAATCCCTTAAAGCTTTGATTTGCTTATCGGTTTTATAAATGTCACGAATTTTCGTAATAAATTCGGGTATCATCACAAAAAAAGCAGGGTTATCGTGTATCAGAAAATCTAAGTGTACTGCGTATTCGCTTTTATACCTTTCGTTGTAAATTTTTTCATAATTTTCTTTGTCAGAATAAAACAGCTTATCTAAAGATTTATATCCCAAATGTATCACCTCTCCAATAAGTATTATATGCCGTAATTTAACAATTATACGCATATATCAGAAAAGCAATTCGTAAAAGTAGGCTGTTTTTACGAATTGAGTATAATTATACACCGACAAGTTCACAAAATCAATATATTTTTACAAATTTAACTGTTACAGTAAAACAGCTTTTCTCACTGTAACGATTTACTGACTTCTTTTACAAGACCGAGGATTTGAACACGGATGATATCATTATCTTTAAAAACTCTTGGCTGTCGGTGTATGGGGCTGTGGCAACGGTTTGGCATGGGATTATTCCAAATTATATTCCTGTTTGATTGCGTCAATTTTATTTTGCAAATCTTTTTTGCCTGATGAAGAAACACGGCGGACTCCTTCTTCAAGCTTTTCAATGGCTTTTTCGGGGTTGTTTTCTGCAAGATAGAGGTCAGCGTAGAGTTCATAAACATCTGTTCGTGTAGGGTTAGCCTCCTGATAGCCGTCAATCAGCTGTTCAGCTTTTGAATAATTCTTGCTGTCAATTGCGGTATTTATATTGTTCACAAGATTTGCATTGTAAACAAATGCAAAAACGACTATGGCAATTACAACAGGCACGCCGATAATTACGCCCAATTTTACCATTTTTTTGTTCTTTTCCTTTTTAATACGGGTGAGTTCAGTTTGATAGTCACCGTAATTCATACCGCAGTTCGGACAAACATTTTCGTTGTATTCAAGCATATGACCGCACTTGCAACGCTTTTGCTTCATCTTGTTTATCTCGGTATTTATCTGAAAAATAACAGGGGTATATTTGTTGTTAATCTGAGCCGCCTCGGTTCTTCTTCTCTGCTCATTGGCAATTTTGAGAGCCTTGTCAAGCTCGTTTTGCTTACGGATGTTGACTGCCCCTAAAATCCTGCTGAGGTAGCTTCTGTGTTCATCGGGAGAAAACGAGTACAAATCATCGAGCAATGAACTGTTAAATTCAATCTTGCCTGCCATAAAGCCGAAAAGGTTCATCTTGACAAGGTTTTCATTTGATGAATCGAGCTTGCAAATATCTTCGCTGTACCTATATGCCTTTGCATAATCGCCGTTATTTGCCGCATTGTTTACCAAATCTTCAAGTGCCTTTATTTTGTCATTTTTATCAATTCTGCGTTCGGTGATGAAATCCTTAATAAGAATTTGAGTGCCGCAATATTTGCAGTTGGTTTTCATCTCTGTAGAATTAACTTCAAGCTGACTGCCGCAATTCGGGCAGTTTAATGTTATAAGTGAATTGTTTGCCATAGTTTTACCTCTCTGTCTTTCAAGTTGTTTGACTTCACTATTAGAAAGCGGTTTATCTAAATCTTCAAGCTCCGGAAAATGCACACCAAACGAGATAGCTCTGTCACAATGAGGACATCTGCCAATGACAAGATCCTCGGGAATAGTCATCATAGAAGGGTATTTATCGGATGTACCGCTTATTGAATAAATTTTGCCGTTACCGTATTTTGAACAGTAATTGCAGCCTTTTGCAAACATCTGAAAGGTGTCGTTATTGTATTCCTTACAGCGCTTTAATGTATATGCTAAAGTGTTTTGTTCCTTACCCATTACAATCACCCTAATTCATATTGCATTAGCCTCAAGTTCGTTATAAACAACAGGCTCATAATCATAAAAGTGTTCTGATTTAATATGTTTCAATTCGTGTTTTGTTGCTTTTTGCTGAACAGCATGACTTAATAAAATATTTATGTAAACATTGAAATTACCGTCTGAATCCACAACAGTAACACCTTTTATAGTCAGCGGCAGTTCGATTCCTCTAATATAAATATCGCCCAATAATCATTCATCCTTTTGCAATGCCTCAATGATACGAACAGCTTTTTCAACATCTTCTTTTGTAGCACCTTTTGCAAGGCTGAACAGCATACGCATTTCACTTCTGTTTTTAAGTTCTTCAAGGTATTCCTGAAGTTCTGAATTAAGTTCAGCAGAAGTTTTTGAATCAGTAAGTGTGTTCATATCAACATTAAAATAGTCGGCAATAGCCTCTAATGTTTCGAGGTTAGGTTCTCTTGTGCCATTTTCATACATACTGATAGCACTTTTAGAACAACCTAATTTCTTAGCGAGTTCTTCTTGATTTAGGCTTGCATTTAACCTTAATTGTCTGAGTACATCGGAGAACATAGAATCACTCCTTGTGAAATTTTCTTTACTACACAATAACACGAACTGTGAAATAAATCAAGAAAAATTATTCACAAAATGTGTTGACAAACATAAATTCTTGTGACAACATAATGGTACACGATGTGTGAACTAAGCCGATGAGGTTAAGTGGAGGATAGCAAGCTTTCTCAAATTGAGAATTTTTTTATAAATCAAGTACACGGTTCGTGAACCGAAAAATAAGAGGTGTACATATGCCGAGAGAAAGACCTATTGTCAACTGGGATGACTTGCCGTTCTGATTTTAAAAAAATTCTTCGGGAATTGCATAAAACAATGCAATTTTCACCGTATTTATACCCATATATGGAGGTGAAAAAATGGGCTTTACAAATTTAAACCCAAATAAAAATAAATATTTTGCAGTTCCCGAGGAATTGAAAGGTTATAAAAACTGGGTGTGCTGGCAGTCATATCCAGATCCGAAATCGCACAGCGGAATTTCAAAGAAACCGATAAATCCAAGAACGGGTGGCTTTGCAATGCCGAATAACTCGGACACTTGGTCAGACTTTGAAACGGCAGTCAGAGAATCCGCCAAATATTCAGGCATAGGCTTTATGTTCTCAAATTCACCGTTTTTCGGTGTTGACCTTGACGATATGCCAAATGACATTCAGGACTACCAAAACGGCGGAGCTGACAACATAATCAGCGAGTTCGTGAACACTCTGCAGAGCTATACCGAGTTTTCGCAGAGCAAGACAGGCGTTCACATAATCTGTAAGGGAACTCTTCCCGAGGGCAGAAGAAAGGCGAAGAATGATTCGGGCGGTTTTGAAATGTACGAAAACGGCAGATTCTTCGTTGTGACAGGAGATTACTGCTCTGCATATGCGTACATAAACGATTGCACCGAAAGCATAAAGCCGTTACATTCAAAATATCTCGGCAAGGCAACAGAGCCACAGCCTAAGCTCCGTAACATTGAGGTTAATCTCAATACGGTTGAGGATATCGTAAGGGCTGCCTGCAATGCCAAAAACGGCAATCTTTTCAGAGCCTTATACAGCGGTGACTTTTCGGCTTATGCGTCACAGAGCGAGGCTGATATGGCATTCTGCAATATGCTTGCGTTTTGGTGCGGTTGCGATACCGACAAGATGGATTCAATTTTCAGACAATCAGGCTTGATGCGTGACAAGTGGGACAGAAAGCAGTCCGGCACAACCTACGGCATTATAACCCTGCAAAAGGCTGTGTCGGGCTGTACGCAGACCTATAACCCAAAACAGCATAACGATTATTCAATTTCAATCGGTGAGGACAAGGCTGTTCAAACAGTTGACGAAGAAAAAATGCGTGCCTACACCTTTGATGATATGGGTAATGCCGACAGGTTCGTTGATTTATTCGGCGATAATGTAAGGTATTGTTACACCGAGAAAAAGTGGTATTACTACAATTCTATGAAGTGGTGTGTTGACAATATCGGGGTAGTTTTGCGAATGGCGGACAAAAGCGTTGAGGCTATGAAAGCCGAAGCAAGGCTGTACTTGCAAGCTGATGAAGAGAACGGCGGAGATATGTCAAAAGCATTTGAAAAGCATATGAAAGCAAGCCGTTCCAACAAATCAAAAAAAGCAATGCTCAACGAGGTTGAACACCATATCCCCGTACTTCCGGCACAAATGGATAAATACCGTATGGCATTAAACACCCCAAGCGGAATAATCAACCTTAAAAACGGCGAAGTGAGGGCGCATAATCCCGAATATTATTTTACAAAGATTACTTCGGTTGACTGTTCTCAAACGGCAGAGTGTCCCCGTTGGCTTGCATTCCTTGACGATATTTTTGCAGGCGATAAGGAGCTTATTCGCTACATTCAAAAGGCGGTCGGTTACAGTCTGACAGGCTCAACAGCCGAGCAATGCGCATTCTTCCTTTACGGTACGGGACGAAACGGCAAGAGTACATTCATTGATGTTATCCGTGATGTATTCGGCGATTATGCCGCAAACATTCAGCCTGAAACAATTATGGTAAGAAACTCTCAGAGCAGTGCCATAAACAGCGACATTGCACGGTTAAAGGGTGCAAGGCTTGTCACCTCGGTTGAGCCGAACGAGGGCGTGCGAATTAATGAGGGACTTCTCAAACAGCTTACGGGGGATGATACCGTAACCGCCCGAAAGCTGTACAGTGAAGAGTTTGAGTTTAAGCCAGAGTTCAAGCTGTGGATGGCGACAAACCATAAACCGATCATCAGAGGCACGGATACAGGCATTTGGCGAAGAATACATATGATTCCGTTCAATGTTCAGATACCCGAGGATAAGATTGACAAAAATCTTACGCATAAGCTCAAGGCAGAAATGACCGCAATTTTCAAATGGTGCATTGACGGCTGTATTCTGTGGCAGAAAGAGGGCTTAAAAATGCCGTCTGCCGTTCTTCAGACCGTGAGAGAGTACAGGCGGGAAATGGATGTTATTTCGGCATTCATTGAGGACAAATGTGTGTTAGAGGGTTCGGTGCAGGCAAGCACGCTCTATGCCGCCTATACGGATTGGGCAGAAAGCAACAATGAATATCGTATGTCAAACACCAAGTTCAGCACCGAGCTTTCAAAAAGATTTGAAAAGGTAAAGGGAAGAAATTTCAAATATTTTACCGGTATCTCTTTAAGTTCAGAATAATAGGTGTGTCGGCTTGTGTCGGGTTTACGGGTTTTTATAACCTTTCGTATAAGAAAATAAAATAAATATATATATAGAAAGGGTTCTTTAAAAACGGCGAAAACCCGACACACCCCGACACGGGAGGTATTATGAAAAAATATGATTTCAGCAATCCACAGGTATTTGAACAGCTTGAAGATAAAGCGATTGACGGTCAGCTTGATTACTCAAGCTTTCCTCCGCCCGAATATAAATACTTTTCAAGGCTTGCAAAGGTAGGCTACAACAACCGTCATAAAGGCTGGGATATAAACATCTGCCTTGAATGGCAGGACAAGCTCAGAACGGAGTATAAGCGTGACAGAAACGATGCAGACGAATACCGTATGCTCTCACAAAGAATTATGGATAATGTAAAGAAAAGCGCCGACTTCGTCCGTAAGATGTATCAGTCCCAAACCAACGAGCAAACCGTAATCAATGCCCTCCAAGCCTTAGAATGCCTTACCAACGAAAACGGTTTAACTAAAAGAATAACCGAAAAATTAAAGGAGAGTGAAAACAATGTCTGAACTAAAAATCAAACCTTGCCCGTTTTGCGGGAGCGAGGTAACACTTGAAAACATCAATCCAAAAGAGGCTGACGAGGAGATGTATATGTTTGAGTGTACTAACGATAATTGTGCCGCGGCTACCTGTTTTGGTGATTACAGCACCGACAGAGCAACAGCAATCCAAAATTGGAACAAGCGTGTAACGAAGCAAACTACATATATCAGCAATGCCGGCACAGTAAATATTGATATGAGGTGACAGATTGACAGCTAAAGAGATTAAGGACATCAACCGAGAGATTTCACGACTGAGGGCGAAGATTGCACGGTTGCAGGCTGAGGCGGACAACACGGCGGTTACTCTGACCGAACGAATCGTTCCGTCAGGTCAAACCTCCGACAAAGTAGGCAATGCGGTTGTGCAGATTGCAGATATTCAAAGGGATATCCAAAACCTTGAAATCCGCAGAAATTCAGCCCTGAACAGCCTCTCCCGTGATGACTTTGTGGAGAATTGCCTGTTTATGCACCTCGGCTTAAAATACAGCTGGGCGAAGATTTTAACCAAGGTAGGCGGTAATAGCACTATCGACAGCATAAAGAAGATGTGCTACCGTCATCATTGGTAAATTTGTCCCGAATCAGGGTGATATAATGTAAACTGAAAGATTTGGAAAATGATTACAACTTGGCATAACTTGGCATTTATGCCTTCCTTTAAATAAAAATTTTGATACACAAACCGCTCTCGTTTGAGGGCGGTTTTGTGTTGTGAGGGAAACACTTGAATATGTAAAATTCAATTGATATAATGATATTGACGCAGGGGATAGTTTAAATAGGAAAACAGTTTTTACAGATTTCGGTGCAACTGCGGAAACCTGTGTTTAAAGACAGTACAGAAATGTGCTGTCTTTTCTTTTGCTGATTTTTAGAATTTTTAATAAAGAGAGGTGGTGACAGTGGCAAAGGGAAAGTATGAAAAATGGCTGAAAGAGGAAAATTTATTACTGCTTGAGGGTTGGGCAAGGGACGGCTTGACTGGGAATTTGAAAGCGGAGAGCGTGCGATTCATGTTGATTCTGCCGTGTTTAAGGATGGCAAAGCCGACAGACTTAACAGGCGTTTGTACCGTGCCGTTGATGTGGATTTGGGTGATGAAGAAACCGAACGCAAGCAGGATATTCAGGATTTGAACCTCGGTATTATGAAACCTGAAGAATATCGGGCAAAGTGGTACGGAGAAGACGAACAGACGGCAAAGAAAAATCTTCCGCAGCCCTCTGAGGTTATGCAGTAATGTTTACTCCGACCGAAATTGAGGCTTTGCCCTCGGCTATGGAACAGCTGTACCGCAGTTTGCAATTGAACATTATGTCCGACCTTACCGAAAGGCTGGAAACAAACGGCAAAGAAATCACTTCCGCCGCCGATTGGCAGATTAACAGGCTCTATGCACTCTTGACAACGGACTTATGCAGATTGCAAGCGGTGCGGTTGATTATAATACAGTCCTCAAAAAAGTGGTTAAAGCTATGACCGACAGCGGATTGCGTACCGTCGATTATGCAAGTGGTTGGAGCAATCGTGTTGATGTGGCGGCACGCAGGGCATTGATGACAGGTTTTAATCAGGTTGTCGCAAAGGTCAACGAGGACAACGCCGAACAGCTTGGCACGGAATATTTCGAGGTCAGCTATCACCGTGGTGCAAGACCGACACATCAGGTGTGGCAGGGCAGAGTGTACAGCAAAAAGGAGCTTGAAACCGTCTGCGGATTGGGTACGGTCACAGGACTTTGCGGTGCAAATTGTTATCACAGCTATTCGCCGTTTATCAAGGGCATTGATACCCCGACATACAGCGAAGAAGAGGCAGAAATGGACCGTAGAGAACGGCTTGAAGAAAAACAGCAGTACGCAGAACGGCAGGCAGAACGCTTTGACCGCCGTGCCGAATACAGTCTTGATAAGGACAATAAACGCATTGCCCAAACCCGAGCCGATGAGTGGCACGACAGGGCTGATATGCTTGAAGAAAAGGCAAAACAATTTTCTTTGAAGACTGATGAACAAAAATATTACAGACCTGTTTTTAAGGAAGATATATCAAAAACTTTTGAACGCAAAATTGAGGGCGAAACAATTACAATTGATACCCACAAGGCAAATACATGGTGTGATAATGTTTATATTTCAGATAAGGTAAAGCTAAAACGAAAAGAACTTCATAATTTTGATATGCAAGTGAGAAAAGCGTTTGATATGCTTGGAGAAGTTGAAACAAGCGGAAAGCCTGAAATTTGTATTATCTCTCCCGAAGAAATGCGAGTAAATGCTATTGCTTCATATATGCCAATGCAGAATATTTTAAATGTCAATTCAGCATACTTTTCAACAAGTGATTTGTCAGGCTTACAAGAAAACTTGGCTTGTCCGCAAGACGGATTGAGTACAATTCTTCACGAACTGATTCATTGGCAAGACGCTAAAAATTACAGAGCAAAATTCGGAGGTATTAACGATTATTTTGAATATTGCAATTACCTTAATAAAATTTATGCTCCAAAGGTTGAAAAATTGATAAATAACGGTTATAATATAGAGGAAATAAGTGCATATGCGTTTAAGGAGTATTCAAAAGGAAATTTTGATGAAGTGTTTGACGAATATCGTGTTAAAGGTTATTTTAAGAGGTGAACTTTATGAAAATTACTTATTCCAAAAAAGCGAATGATTTGTTTGCTTTAGTTAGTCCATATATAGATTCAAAATCTTTTCCGGCTAAACTTAAAGATGATACACCTGAGAAAATACGCAACGCTTATAATGAGTGGCTTAAAATCGCAAAAGAGGAAGAAGATCAGTATTTAAGAGACAGTGGCATAATCTAACCGCTCCGTAAAAAGGGCGGTTTTGTTATATGCAATTCACAAAAACAGCATAAAATTACGATTGAGCATTTTATAATCGACAGCAATGTTGATTATAGGGTGCTTTTTGCATTTAAACCCGTCGATTTCGACCGGTTTAGAAAGGTGGTGACAGAATGAAAATCAGAGTAACAACAGCATTTAACGACAGGCAGAACGGCTATGTAACCCGACCTGTGAATGAAGTTTTTGAATGCTCCGAGCAGAGAGCAAAGGAACTCATTGACGGTGGCTTTGCAGAAGAGGTCAAGCCTGACGCTCCCAAAAAGCCGAAAACCAAAGCAGTTAAAACAGAAAAAGCAGATTAAGCGCCCTTGCATTTGATTGCATAGGTGCTTTTATTTTACCCAAAATTGACCGTTCCGAAGTCGTAAAACTACGGATAGAATGAGGTGCAACCTCGTAAAAAAGCGTATCGAAAGGAGCATTATTATGCAGAGAAAATTTTTAGAAGATTTAGGTCTTGAAAAAAGCGTTGTCGATAAAATTCTGAATGAAAACGGTGCCGATATCGAAAAGGCTAAATCAAGACTTGAAACCGAAGCAGAAAGGCGGTCATTGTTTCCGCCTTTGACTATTATGCACGCTCTGCAACCCTGCTCATTAAGGCATACAATGACGATGAACTGAACGATTTTGAAAAATGCCGAGTGTGTGTTGAGTGCCTTTACAAGGAAATTCCCGAAAATTACCAAAAGGCACTTGACAGGGCAACTTGGTATCTTGACGGCGGAGATATTCCGCAGGGCAAACAGCTCCCCGTTCGCGTGCTTGATTGGGAACAGGACGGACATATAATCTTCCCTGCTCTCAATAAGGTTGCAGGAGCGGAAACACGCACAGTCGATTATATGCACTGGGGGACTTTTCTCGGCTTGTTCAATGAAGTGGGTGACGGCTTGTTTACACAGGTTATGCCAATTCGCACCAAAAAGGCAAAGCATAAGAAGCTCGACAAAACCGAACGGGATTTTTACAGCGAACATAAAGAACTTATCGACCTAAAGCCCAAACTCACAGCCGAAGATAAAGAAGAGCTTGACTTCATAAATTCGCTTGTATAGTGTAGTATCTTATCTCATATTGTTGACATTATCTAAATGTTAGTGTATGATTAAATAAAAAATTATGTCATTTTTACATTTAGGAGGATAAACAATGAAAAGTAAGATTTTTAAAATTGTGGCTTGGATTATTGGCATTTTAGGTGGTGTAGGCAGTATTGCTGCAGGTTTTCAATTTCCAACATCTACATACAACTCCGCTACAGAAGAATTTACAACAGGCTTTAATATGGGAATGACTGTAATATGTCTGATTTCCGTTGCAGTTCTCTGTTTAATTTTTGCGGGCATTTCCTGTATTCTTGGAAAGCTCGAATTTCTTTGCGGTGAACAGGAAACACAGGAAACCACGGAGATCGAAAGCAGTGACACTTCTTCGGAAGATAAATGGGAATGCCCAAACTGCCATTGTATGAACTCATATAGCAATGTTGCGGAATGCCCCAATTGCCATTGGAAAGCGTAATTAAACCAAAAAGCCACTCCAAATGGGGTGGCTGTTCTTTTGCAAAATTTTTAAGCGTACATCATAACGGTGTGCGCTTTTATTATGCCCATTTTTAAATGAAAGGATGTGAAAATATGGCGGTTGACGGTTATCTGAATTTTGATACGAAACTTGATACATCGGGTTTAAACGGTGGTTTGGCACAGGTCAATACTACTGTAGCAAAATCAATCGAAAAGGTTAAAAATCAGCTTAAAACCTTTGCAAAGACTGCCGCTGTTGCTTTCAGCACTTATGCAATTACAAATTTCGGCAAAGAGTGCATAGAACTTGGTTCTGACCTTGCGGAGGTGCAGAATGTTGTTGATGTTACTTTTCCTGCAATGACTAAACAGGTTGACAAGTGGGCAAAAAGTGCGGCTAATTCATTCGGGTTGTCCGAAACTATGGCTAAGCAGTATGTTGGTACATTCGGTTCAATGGCTGAGGCTTTCGGCTTTACAGAGAAAGAAGCCTATGATATGTCAACCACGCTGACAGGACTTGCAGGCGATGTCGCTTCATTCTACAACATCAGACAGGACGAAGCTTACACAAAACTTAAATCTGTATTTTCTGGTGAAACCGAAACGCTCAAAGATTTAGGTATTGTGATGACACAGACTGCACTTGACAGCTATGCCCTTGCAAACGGTTACGGTAAGACCACAGCTAAAATGACCGAAGCCGAAAAAGTAACATTGCGTTACAAGTTTGTTCAAGACCAGCTCGCCAATGCGACGGGTGACTTTGCCCGAACGCAGGACAGTTGGGCAAATCAGACAAGAATTTTACAGCTACGACTTGACAGCCTGAAAGCAACACTCGGTCAGGGACTTATCAATGTGTTTTCTCCGCTGTTGAAAAATCTTAATTCCTTTATCGAAAAATTAGATGTTGCAACGGAAAAATTCAAAAGCTTTACGGAATAGGTTTTCGGCTATTCATCTGCAACCGACAATTCCGCAAATTCTGCAAGCTCTGAGATGTCAGACCTCGCCGATGAAACAAAGAGTGCAAACTCTGCACTTGCCACAACATCGAAAAAGACAAAGGAAATTAAAGACAATCTTCAAGGCTTTGACAGGCTCAATGTGATGAGCCTTGACAATTTGCTCCCTGATGAGGTCGATGTCATTACAACAGACCATATGCAGGACGGAGCTGTCAAAACTCTTAAAATTGCGGATGCAGCGGTAACGCAGAGCAAGCTCTCTGCTGATCTAAAATCATCAATCAGCAGTATTGCAAACAAAGCTGACAAGGCAGATGTTGACACGGCTCTTGCTACAAAAGCCGACAAAGCGACTACCATTGACGGCTATGGTATCACGGACGCATACACAAAAGCTACGGTCAAGTTATTGCTTGCAGGCAAACTTGACGCAATGTCTTTTGACAACGAGCCAACGCTCAACAGTCCTTGCTATCTGACAAGCGGAACGGTTTATTCAGCGCTGGCAAAGAAGTTTGACAACTCGAACATTGAAACAGGCAAGGGCAATCTCGCTCCTGCGCAGGCAATTTATGACGGTTACGAGGGCAGTTTTAACTATGTAAAAATCGGCAAAATTGTCACCGTTGCTCTAAATATCACAACGCTTATTGCGGGCAAAAACTATGTGCAGTTCTCGGGGTTGCCATACACTGCTCTAACTGCAAGCAGGCTGTCAAGCATTGCGGTGTATACAACTGCCAACAAGCTTGTTAATATTCGCCTTGACGGCTCGTGGTTGTACATAAGCAGTCCGGACACTACATTTGCAGACGGCGAAAAAATCAACGCAATTATTACTTATATTATCGGCTAAGGAGGTTAAAAATCGTGGAATTAAAGGAAAAAATCACTCTTGATATGCTGACAGCTGACAGCGTGTCAGTGCTCAGACAGCAGTTTTTAAACTATAACGGTGTGGAAATGCAGGTCGGCGAAAACATTCGCAACGCATATTCAAATAATGAAGATGACAGAGCATTGCTCAAAAATATATTATCGGAAGAATACTACAACGCAGTAATGGCAGTTTGGCAGTGCAGTTAG